AAGCAAAGAGTTATAGATGGACATTTAGTACAGATTTAGTTGACGACTCTGATGCACTAAAAGGTACAGCTCTCGTTGGTTATAAGGGTAGGACTGTATTTGATGTTCTTGGTCAAGTAATTTATATTACAGATTCCCCGAATGCTGTAACAGGAGATAATACTCCATCTGATAGATTGCGCCTTATTGCTAAACTTAAAGAGGGAGCCACTGCGGGGAAGACTGTAGTTGTTCCGCCGAGGGTATTTGAGTTCTCAGACTTCATTACACTTCCTGATAAACTGAAGCTTGTATTCCTACCCGGAGCTGAGTGGAAGCTCACAGGTGCCACCACTCTCGGAGGTTTTGTGTGTGGGGGTTATGACGAAACACTAACCCCTCAACCATTCACAGACGTAGACATCTATGGTATCCGTCTGGATTGCAATAACTTATCCGGCGAGAATGGGTTTAACGCATTGAATGGCGTAGGTGTCAGGGTCTATGATCCGCATGTGCGAAACGTAAGATTCAGTACAACAACACAAGGTGGCAAGGCTTTCCAGTTTGAAGGTGCTGTTGTGGATGGTGTGCACATCTATCGCCCGTACATTGAAAATTGCACGATAGGTATCAACAGTCATGCTGACCCTGCTGCTGGTACAGAGGTAGCACGCCACGTCAGTTATTATGACGTTGTGATGCGTAACGTGGATGTTCCCTTCAATATTGACGGTCAAATAATACAGAAAACTTTAAGAGGTTAGAGTCCATTCCGGTGTTCCACCCGTTTTCACCATACGCCCATCCATAGGCGGTTTCAAGCCAAGGAGCTTGTTGTTGAGACATTATAATACTCCTAATTAAACTCTTGCCATGACTAACACGTATGCACTAGTTACGCTTGCACCAGCATTGGTAACTGAACAGGATGTTATGCCTGGATTTACACCCAGTGGTGTACTATTTGCCGCTGTTACAGATGCCGCTGTTGCAAAGGCACATAAAGCAGACAACACTGTACCTGGGTATGAGTAAGTTAACGATAGAGACTCCCCGCTTGGGATAGCAGAGACAAGTCCCCATATTAGACAAAAACCCCCTGGAAGTTCTTGGTAGCCTGATGCAGTAAGGCTCTGATTCAGCCCTTGGAATGCCTGAAGAAGTCGAAGCGGCGTGATGAGGGTTGTATTACTAACCCAATCTTGTGCTTGCGCTGTAGATGCAACAGTAGTCTTGGCATCAACTTCAGTTTTAGTATAGGTCTGTGCTTGAGAATACACACTAAGGTTTGCTCGTGCAGTTGCCGAGTTTGGCAAGTCTGCAAGGTTACTGGCTTTTGCAAGGAAAGTGCTATCTACTTCAGCTTTGGTATAGAAATCACCAGCAGAAGCAAATGCGATAATCCAGTAAACATTGCTCATATCAAGTTCTGGGTCTTGATTAGTGTGAGTTTGCACACAACGGTAGACCGTACCATTGGTGGCACCCTGAACATAGCTCTTGTCTTCTTGATACTCAGTAGTATTATCCCACACTACAAGACCATGTTGATTGATGTGGGCAAGGGCCGTATCTTGACGGTTATCTAAATAGTTGAACCATTGGCGCGCTGGGATTTCAACAGCCCACCCACTAGCGTACTTGGTATCCCCAGGATTTAAAACATCGCCGCCAGATGCCCATGTCAGGCTCAGATTGGCAGGCTTCAAAATAGCAGGCATGTAATTTCCTCAAAAGAAATGTTTGACACCATATAAGGTGCGTGTTAAATTGTTTGTCCCTAAACTTAACAGGAGTCAAAAATGGGAACAGTGTATGGTGTTGGTATAAATGATCGTTCGGTTTGTGGACCGGGTTCTTTCAAAGTCGCAGAGGGTAAGTGGGAAATGTTTCCTGAGTACCAAATGTGGAAAGGTATAATGAATCGTTGTTTCTCTGACAAAGAGAAGTCTCGTAGGCCAGCTTGCCTAGAATCCAGATGTTGCGATGAGTGGAAGTATCGTAGTAATTTCCAGAATTGGTATCACAATCAAAAATACCGAGTAGACTCTACAGGTAAGACATTACAAATTGACAAAGATATTCTTTTCATAAACAATCAGATATATTCATCAGAGACTTCTGTTCTTGTTCCTCAATATGTAAATTTGTCGGTCAGGAAATTGTCTACTGATGTACCTTGGGTTTCTAAAACACCAAAGGGTCCGAGAATGCTTAACGATTTTAGGAAACCTTGGCAGTACAGCATTCTGTGCGGGGACATTACTTATAAACGCTGTGCCTTCAAAACACAACTTGCCGCTCACTTAGAAGCACAAATCCATAAAATCAACTATCTGTATGAAATCATAGAGAGGTATTCAAAAGAAGATTGCTATGATCCACGAGTAGAGCAAGGAATTACCAACAGAATAAATATTCTGCAAAAGGCACACGACAAGAAAAGAATCTGTAGAATCTTCTAACTAAAGCCTCCCGAATGGGAGGCTTATTTATTTAAGCCAGAAAGGCAAAGTACTTTTTCATCTTCCCGTCTGTTAACAAGACCACGAAGCTTCTTACCTTTCGCAAAAATCCAGCGTGTAAGCTGTTCACAAGCCTCTACTCTCTGTTCCCTATTAAGAAGTTTTAACAGAGTAGAAGACTTGAAGTTCCCTACACCTACGTTATAGGTGAAAGATAGGTAAGCAGCGTGTTCTTCAGCAGACAGAGGAACTTTAATGTACTGAGTCATCTCATTATTATGCTTGGAGAGGTCTTTAGCTAGTTGGTCAAGGCATTGAGCTTCTGTAAACTTCTGATTAAGTTTTAGCTCTTTACCCGTGTGCCCATAACAAGAAGTTAAAATACCAACTGGGTCAATGTAGCTCCCCAGCACCAACCCTTCATGTTGTGCAACAAACATCCCTGTTGTTGCAATAGCAGAGGATAGGCCCATAGCTAGGAGTTTATTCTTAACTGACATAAGCTCACCTAAAGAAGTGTTGCAAATTGACCACCACCAGCTTGAGAGAAGTCAGAAGCACCATAACCAATACCATAGCCCAAACCCCAGCCAAAGGTTCCTGTAAACTCACCAAAGCCTTTAGCACCAGTTGCACCTTGGAAACCAAAGTAATTCTCAGCAAGGAACCAACCAAAATTAATCTTTACACCAACTGTTTTAGGGATAAGTCTGGATGGATAACCTTGACTTGTAGATACATAATTAAGGAGCACTTGTTCAAATATAGAGAGTTCCCTACCAAACAACACAGTATATTCAGCTTGCCCTTCAATGATTGCTGTTGTGGTTGTCCCAAAGATAAAGTTTACAAAAGCAAGAAACTCTTCTGGTGTAGAAGCTGTTCTATTCTTTAGAATTTTAGCTTTGATAAACAGACGGTAAGTCTCATCGTCAAGGAGTACGTTACCTCCAGTTGGAGAGCCGTAGTCTAGAAACTTAGAGCCGATCTGTGGAAGACCGAAATCACCGAAGGTGTCAGCTTTAAGTGCCCCTTGGAAGCCAAAGAAGTTAAAAAGGTCAGCAGAGATAAGTTCTCTTGGTTGACCTACAATCTCTCCGATGATATCAAGAGTTGCACCAGTTGCCTCATCAATGCTACGTTTCTGAATGAGGTCTTTAAATACTTGCTGAATGCTGTCTTGTTGGTCAATTAGCAGTTGTAGGTATTTATCAAAAACTGTCTTATCTTTGAATTGCTCAGTAACCCTATCACGAGCTTCTTGAAGGTATTCAGCTTCTGTAAAAGGAGTAATCATCTGTTATCTCCTTTAGGATACTACAATAGAAATATTGACAGAAGAGAATGAGGAAATCTTATCAAAGTCTACAGAGATATTAGCCATACCAACTGGAGAAGGTGTAGTTCCAATAAACAAGCTGTCAATCTGGTGACCCGGAACACTGTTGATAGGTGTAAACAGACGGCTATAAATTACGTCTTTACCAACACCAAAGTTCTCAGAAGCGTAGGTCTGAATTGCAGCTCTAATTTGGTCTGCACCGTCACTAGGAAACTGAATTGGTGCTTCAGGGTTAAGGCTAAGTGTCATGCTGATATAGACAACAATAGGAGTAGGTCTTTCAAATCCAATGTTATGGAGAAACCCTTGACTGTCTGTAATTGGAACAACTGTGTTTCCTTGACTCTTAATGCCCATTGGCTTGTTCTGCCAGATAGTTTCAGCAATGATCTGACTAGACCCACCAAGGACTACAGGAAAGAAGCTATGAGGAAGAACACCATTAGCATCTATAATGTCTGTATCATTCTCATAGATAGCCAACTCTTGTACACCATCTACGTTCAGTAATGCTGAATAGAGACTGTCAAGGATATTTGAGCTACGTTCTAGCTTAGTATTACGAAAGCGTAGGCGAAGCTCTTCATCTGTCTCTAGTAGTCTGCCGGGAGAAGCATCAAGAGGGTTTGTTACACTATCCCAACCAAGAACAGGAGTTACAATCTGTGTAATTGTGTTTGCATCTTGATTAATAGCACCAAGAACAGCAGCAACCAATTGACCAATCTTTTTAACTTTGGTGATTGCAAGATTACTTGTTGTGGAGAATGTGCTGGCTTGAAACACATCAGCCATGCCTACAGTGAGTGTATCACCAACTAGTGTTGCAACAAGCAAAGGATGGGAAGCATCAATCAGAGCCTTCAACCCAACTACAATTTCATTAGCTGTAGCACTTGCGTCAGACAGGTAGGTGATTGTGGTGCTACCAGTAATACCTGCTGTGTAAGTGATGCTGTAAGTTGTAGTATTGGAAACAACACTGACAACTAGAGAGATACCAGCAGCCAAGGAGGGAGACAAGGCTACACTTCCACTTACTGAGAACTCATTATTATCAGCAGAGCGTACAACACTTCCGCCAGCAATAAGTGTACCGTTGTCACCAGCAAACAAACCAACTGCTGTACTAGCAGAAGCTGGGAAACGTGCAATACCACCATACTGAGCAAGGTTATCTAGTGAAATACCTGTTGCTGAGTTAGGGTCTAAGGCAGACCAACTCTGTTGGGCCACTTCCCAAAGATCAG